GTGGCGATGAAATCCAGGGCCGATACGATGTCGGAGAATTGCACTCCGCCATCCGTCCCGCCGCCGTTCCAGAAAATCTTCAGCGTATTAGTTGGCGAAGTGCCAGAGGATAACTGCGCCTCCATTAGCCACTGCGATGCAATCGCGAAGCTTCCATTCCAGTATGAGCCGTCCAATCCCAGGATCGGCGACAGATTCCCGCTGATGCTCGTGGCTGTTCCGGTCTTGACGAAGACCTGCTCGCCAAGGGTATCTATCCCCGTCGCCAGCAGGTTGCCGCTCGGGGCAACGGTAAAGATGGCCGCGGCGGATGAGTTTTCAATGTGGAGCACGTCTGCGCTCTGTGAACTAACAGCCTCCACTGTCAGCGTGGGCGTACCTGTCGATGTTGCAACAAAGTCCACGATGCCGCTCAGGTTCAGCGTGCTTGTACTGTTGTTCCACGCACCGAAGCCACCGAAGGCGCTTCCGGTATTGTACTGGATGCTGCCGGTCGAACCTCCGGGAGTTCCACCTCCTCCTCCCCCGCCGCACGCACCGCCGCTACCGCTAAGCAGGCCCGACGAATTTACCTGCACGCATTGCGTGCTTCCGGTGATTCCAGAGACCGTCAAGTTAAGGACAGACGCCGTGTGAGAAGTTGAGTTGTAAGTGAAATATCCGTCTCCGTAGAACGCCCCTGTGTTATTGATTTGCACATCGGAATTAGACCCACCCGGCGGGGTTGTTCCGCATCCGGTGCAACCAGGGACAGTCAGATGGCCTACGTTATCGAAAAATGCCACGACAGTACTGCCGCTCCCGGTCTCAATGTCAAGTAAGTTCGCGGTCTGCCCGGTCGCTCCTATAACGGTCAAAGGAACCGTCGAAGTGCTCCCGGCCCATGCTTGCAACTGCGTGTTGACGGCCAGGAATGGACCGTTGAAGTAGGTCGCGCCAGTGTTCGTCATGTTGAGGTATTGCGGGCCACCCGAGTACTGATAGATCTCGAACAGGTCTGCGGATTGTGAACTGCCGAATCCGAACACCTGTAGGGACTTTCCCGAGTTGCTTACGGCTGTCGCGGTAAGTCCTCCAAGCGCAGCCGTCAGGCCGGCCGCCGTAACCTTGAGGTCGAGCGGCGCGCCACCATAGCCCAATACCTGAAGCAGATCGCCAGACTGGCTGCTGCTGTGACCTTTGACCGTGAGCCCTAATCCCGTGTCCGTGGTGGGCTGAAACGTTGCCGCCGGCGCCACGAGTTGCCATCCTTGGCCGCCGACATTCAGGTTTAGGTCCATCACGATGACCGCGCTGCTGTCCAGGAAATCCAACTCGTTTACGGTCGGGGCGCCGATCTCCATATTAAGCGACGTGCTGCTGGTCGGATCGAATTGCAGGTAAGCGCCGTTTGTAATTGCTACGTGAGGGGACACGTAGAGGAGATTCGTTGCGCCCGCAAAACTGCCTGAGTTGTTGTACTGAAATGATAGTGTTGGGCTGCCGGGTGAACCGCCTCCGCAGCCGGTGCAACCAGGGACAGTCAGATGGCCGACGTTATCGAAGAACGCAAGAATCGGGCCTCCATTCTCGATGTTCATCAGATTGGCTGTCTGTCCGCTGGCTCCATTGATGATGAAGGGCACTGTCGAGGAACTTCCAGCCCATGCCTGGAGTTGCGTGTTCACCGCCAGAAATGGGCCGTTGAAGTAGGTCGATCCATTGGCGGCCATGTTCAAGTATTGTGAACCGCCGGAATACTGATAGATGTCCAGTAGGTCCGCAGACTGCCCACTGCCATACCCAAAAATCTGCATGGACTTTCCAGAATTGCTGACTGCCGTCGCGGTCAATCCGCCGAGCGCCGCGGTGAGGCCGTTTGACTCAACGCGCAAGTCGAGCGGACCACCAGCGTACCCCAATACCTGAAGCAGATCTGCTGACTGCGTGATGGAATGCCCGTTGACTATGAGGGGATGCCCCGTATCGGTGGTGGATGTGAACGTTGCTGCTGGTCCGACAAACTGCCACCCTTGCCCTCCAACACTCAGGAACAGTTGCAAGTCTGTGACGGAACTGCTGTCGATGAAGCTCAGTGTGTTGGTAGCCGTCTCTTTCAACGTGAAGGCCGGCGTAAACGTGCTCGTGTCGTTGAACACGAGAATCCCCGGCGATCCACTTGACGGGTTGATGTCGAGTTGATGGTAGCCACCTGTCTGGGCATTCAAGAAACCCGTGCCCGCCATTGCGAGAATTGCTATTCCGTATCTCATAAGTTTGCTCATAAGTTTGAGTTTGCGGTCAGGCATCGCCAGATTCCCGGCGTGTCGGTTTGGACGAACAAGTAGGCCGTTTCCGCGTAAGGAAGCGGGCTTGGTTGCGGAGGACCGATAGCCGGTGAACCCGTCGAGTAGCTTGAGTCCCACGTTATTGCGTGGCCGCCAACGTCATCCTGAATGATCGTGAGCCAGAATGGATCGCCCCCCGTGGCCGTGGGGGGATGTAGGATGGCGTTCATCGTCACGTTCGCCGAGATAGTGTACTCTTGCGCCGTGCCGTTCGCATAATCAGGCAGAACGTGGCCAGCGATGGTTATGGTGATAGTGAAGTACCCGTAAGTTGCCCCGGATGGAGCCGCCCCCGTCGTTTGCAGCGCGGCGACTGCCGCCGGTGCGCTGGCACCCGACGTAAAGAACTTGACAGCCGTCTTCCAGTCTCCAATGATGGCCCCGAATACGCAGGTCAGAGACCAAAGCTGCAAGCGATTCAAATCCGTCAGGCGGGCGGATTGCACCACGAACGTGGCACCCGCGACTCCGTTCAAACTTACGACAATCGACATGCCCGGCGCGATGCCAGTTCGGTAGGTGTCCACCGCGAGTTCCTGGGAAAGCACCGAGAACAGATTGGAAAGCGTCTGGGCCACTTCCAGCCCGACCGCCTGCGCCGGCGGCCCCTGCACGAGAGGCAGCGTGTTTGCCAGGTCCAGGTAGGTGTCGTACTCGCCCGAGCCGCCCTCGGCCAATTGGCGCACGCCGATGGCAACCTGGTCTAGGTACTGCGCGTAGGAGGACGAAGACGGCTGGTAAACCACCAGGAGGAATTGGCTGCTCGTGATTGGCGCTTGCCCGGCATCCTGCTTTAGTTCGTTGCTGCCCGGCGACCAGTAGAAATCGAAACCGGATTTCCCGACTTCCCCGACCGTCATCGCCAGCGCCATGGCGGTCACGCAGTAGCCGTGCGCTCCCGTGCCTGTGCCGCCCGTGCATGTGAATGGGTCAATATCGTTGTAGCCTGTGCCGGGATTGCCGAGGTTCCAGGACAGGATCGAGTGTACATTCGGGTCCGCAAAAATGAGCACCGTGGCGTTGTTCCCGCTGCCGGGCTGGTGGAGTGTCAGCAGGTCGCCATCGGTGTACCCGGTCCCTGTCCCAGCGAACGCCTGCAAAAAGGTGATGACGCCCGAGGGCAGCGGGTTCGGCGCGATGCCGTCGTATCGCGTCACGGTCGGGGCCGCCGCCACCGGATACGGCAACTGGAAAGACTGAGTGCTGTTGTCGCCTTGGCAGTACACCGAGACCTGATTGGAAAGCTGCGAGAGGTCAAGCCACGTCGCGTTGAAGTACTTCTCGCGCGTGACTGAGCAAGAAACCTTCATCAGCACGTTGCCATCGCTGGCGTCGAGTTCGCTGATATTCCATGGGGCCGGGTTGCTCACGCCCTGGATGGCGAAGTTGAAGCCTTTGCGTGGGTCCAGGTAGTACCAATACGCACCAGCCGCCCCGGAGATGTACTGGCAAAGCGAAGCCAGCGCCGCGTCGATGCTCTGGCTGGCGGTGAACTGGATGGCCTGAATCCCAACCGCTGGAGTCACGTTTGCCAAGTCCACCGTGATGCCTTCGGATGCCGCGATCAGGTTGATGAGGTTGACGGCGATGGCGTCTGCGTTGACTCCGGTATAGTTCAGGCTCGGGATGATATTGCTGCCGCCACTCGCCGCAGTGCCGTTCACAGTGAACACGAAGACATCCGTGGGGTTTATCACCAGCGACGGGTCGATCCCAATCGAGGGGTTATCCGCCGGAGACCAATAGAAATCGTACCCACCCGCGCCCCAGGGCGGCTGAATGTTGTACGGGCCGTAGGCCACAGCCGTACCGTTCACCGTGATGAGCACGATGTTCGTGGGCGCCGGGTAGATCGAGAACCAGCGCGTGTGGAACACGGTCGGCGCCGTGCCGGGCGGGGAGCCGGGCGGCAGATATTGCGAAATGCCGCTCTGTACGCCCATGGGGTTCGTCACGGCGTCGTAGGGAGCGCCGTTGAACGTGAGATACTGTTGCCCCGCCTGGTACTCGGGCGAGGTCTGGAAGGTCGGGCAGAGCACAATCAGGCGGCGTGCGCAGATCGCCTCCCAGGCTACGCACTGGACCTCTATCTCAGTGCGGCCCGTGCCAGGGTAGTTCGTCACCTTAGCCTGTTCTATACTGCCCCCAAAAATGTCGCCCACCTGGCCGCCAAAGGGCGCGGTTGCGAGGCTGGAATCTGTTAACAGAACCGGATTCCCTACCAGAGACGTGGGTATTCCGAACACTCCGATACTTTCGGTGACGTAGTTGTATTTGATTGTGAAGTCGAGTGTCCCCCGCGTCGTGAGCGAACGCTCAAATACGATGCTGTCTTGCAGTACGGCGTTGTCCGTGCCGAAGTGGGCTTCATCGAGCGGACGATAGATCGTGACTTGCGCGCCGGCCGCAATCGCAGTGCTTGCCGCCGTCGCCATCGTGCAGATGCCGGCACTTGCTACGGTGGCGATGGTGGTCCACAGCGGAGCGCCAGACGGCCCAGCGCCGAGCACTTGAACCTGATCGCCCACGTCCGCGGACGCCAATCCGTAGAACCCGTGTCCCAATCCGAGATAAAGGTTCACCCCACTCACCGCCGCATTTACATTCACGCCTCCAAGCCAGATCGTCAGGCTGGCCGCGGAGTCGGGCGTGGGCTTGAAACTCATGCGTCTACCATTTGGCCCCGCTGCGGCGTGACATCTTTACCGCTTTGTCCATGACGTTCGATACGAGGTCTTGTGTCACGCCGGTGAAGCTGCTGCCCCTGAAGTCAAAATGCGTCCCCACGCTCGCATTGTGCTCGTAGTTGGCGGTGCTGTAGCGGTTGGACACGTTCTCGGATCGCGGCACGACGGCCTCTCCTTCATGGAGCATCGCTAGGCCGGTGCGTGGTACCCAGTCCGTGCCCTCTGCAAAGAATGGCACGATGGATAGCGCCCCTTCGATGAGATCGCTGCCAAGACCGCCGTCGCCCCCTCCGCCACCAGCTCCGCCCCCCTTGAACAATCCGCTCAGAATGCCGCTCAGCGCGGATGTAAGCATATTCTCCAACGGAGCCAGCAGCGCATGGAGGAATATCTGAAGCGCGTCGGTAGCAAGTTGGGAAAATATGCTTTTGACGGTTGTCGCCCATCCCTTCCAATGAACGATATCGTTTGCGAGACTACTCTCGATGGTGCCGAACATGCGCGGGATCTCCTGGAACGCCGCGCCCGCGAGATTCTTGGAGAAGTCCCGGCTTTCGACTGCCGCTTTGGCCAGCGCCGCTCCATAGTTTCGCCAGCCTTCAGCGAGATCCGCCGCCGATCCCACGCGCTTGATAATCTCAAGGCTTGAGGCCATCTTTGCCAATTCTTCATCAGCCACATGGAGATGGAGATCGGCGAAGGCCTTGGGAAGATTCATCAGGTCGTTTACCGTCTGGTACATAGCCGGCGATAGACGATCCTTGAGCGCTATTATTTCGGTGGTCTTGGCGACGGCTTTCTGACCGCCTTCGACGTATTTGTCCCACGCCTTGTCCATGACCCCTTGCTCGCGCGTTTTCTCATCCGCAACGCCTTGCTGCGCTTTTTGGAGTTCAAGTAGAATTTTGGTGGTTTCCGCCGCCTCCTGATCGAGACGCTTGTAGAAGGCTTCCCATCCTTTTGCCGCGCGCTCGCCCTGCTGGTTGGAGTCTGTTTGAGTCCCTACTTGGCCCTTGAGGTCTACGTTCTTCGCCGCATCTTTTACCTGAACGAGTTGGTTCTGAAGGTATTTGAGCAGATCCAGAAGCGATTTTATCTCTTTGGTAATTGTGGGTGTCTCTGGTTCTGCGTAAAGCTTATTCAGGGACCCACGCACTTCGACTATCTCGTCATTTATAAGCGCAAGCTGGTGGGGCAAGTCGGAAAACCCGCCCTCCGTGATGTTGATGCTCTTTAGTTTCTCCTGCAAGTCACTAATGCCATCCGTTAGTGTCTGGATGATCTCTGTAGCCCCATGCGTGTTCGCCCCTGGGCCGCCTCCAAGGATCTCGGGGTCTAACAAGTTCCGCAACAAAGCCGCCCATGTGCTGCCCTTGCCTTTTTCTAAGTGCTGCTGTATTTGGTCGAAAGCCTTGTCCAAGTCCAACGCCATCTTCGCGCCCGCAGCAGCGGTCTCCAGGAGCGCAACCTTTAGCTTGTTCTCTGGTTCGCCGCGTAGCTTGGCGAGTTGGTTTTCCAGTTGGGCATTGGAAACCTCCATTGAAGCATTGGTGACTTGCAGCGATTCGTTAAACTCGCGCCAGTAAAGTTCTGAATCAACGAGCGCGTCCTTTTGCGCCTTCGCCCATTTGACGATGCCCTCAATGGCATTGACGATCATCTCGGGGAGCATGACCACCATAAAAAGACTACGGAACAGCCGGAGTTCCGAAACCATGCCGCGGAAAGATCCGGTTGCCCGTTCGGCCATTCCGCCGAAGTTCTCGCCCGCCATCGCTGCGTTCTGGCCGGTAGCGTCAAGCGCGGAACCGAACTCCTCAAAATCCAGGCTGGCGTTTCGTGCTGCCGCTCCAGCCGCCCGCATGGATTCGGCCAGACGCTCGGCAGCAGCAGTGCCTACGGCCCCCATTCTTTCGGATACGGCTGTCAAGTTCGATACGGCTTCGGCTGCTGTACCGGAGACTCCCTCGATTTCGGATAACGATTGCGCGATGGCTTCTGCCATCGTTTTGCCGCCCTCAACGTACCTCGCTACTGCTGCCTGAAAGGCCTGGTCAGCTTGGGAGAAGTCTCCAGTGACGGTAATCTTCACGCCACCGATGGACTCGCCGCCTGGTTCGTCAGGCATCAGGGTAGCTCCTCTCTGGTTGTGGTCGGGAAGCGCGCTTTGTGCTGCGCGTCTGCGTTCAGGGGTTCCTTGGCGGATTCCAGCGCGCGCCGCTTCTCTGCCGCCGCGCCAGCCGCCCGCAGATTGGACCGCATGATGGACATTTTTTCCTCTACCGTCTGGCGCCCGATCACGTCTTCGATGGTCGCCGGCCGGGGCGGTCTGCCCCCGAACATCTCAGGCGAGAAGCGACCGCCGCCCGGATGCTTGAACCAGGCGGCGTGCAGCGTCGTTTGCAGGCCAGCGTACATATCTACAAAGTCTTGGAAGTGATGCTCGTACACCTCGCGCAGCGCCCGGTACTCGCGCGCCGTCCGCGACCACAAATAGGCGTCCGACAACCCCAAGCCGTACCGGCTGGTGCCGAACGCCCACAGCCTCAGCCAGTACTCATCGTCGCGGGTTACTGCAAGGGCGCCTGAGCCTGCTTTGGAGCTTCCACCGGCGTCTGCGGCAGCCCCAGCCGCTTTCCCAGGCAGGCAATGACCGCCTTGGAAATCTCGGGCATGGCGTCCTCGGGAATGCGCAGCGCCCACTGTTCGGCGGTGGGCACCGGCTTGCTCGATTCCACGTAATTGTGGCTTACCATCGCGGCGAACAGGTCCAGGACCATGGCTAACTTACCCGGCCCCGGCGTCCGCATCTGCTCGATAAGGTGCTCCAAGTCCACGCCGCGACGATCCGCGGTGTATTGGCACAATAGCGAGAATTTCAATGTAAGGGATTCCGACGTTTTGCCGTCTTCGATGGTGACGTTCGGATCTCCCAAAGGAGTGTTCATGGCGTAATAGTACCACCAATCAGGAAAGCACCGGCATCCCGGTGAGCGTGATGGTGACTTCCGCCTGTTCCACACCGGCCACAGCGGCTTTCTTCGAGAACTTGGAAACGAAGCCCTGGAAATAGTCTGTAGTCTGGGCAGTGTTGGGATACTGGATAGCGAACGGGACCGGGTTTCCGGGCGTGGTCAGTCCGCGGCTGGTGAACAATGCCTCCAAGCCGCCCGTGTTGCCGTGCGGGTAGGGCGGCCCGCCGGCGCCGGCCGGAGTGATCGGTCCCTCCGAGTCCGGAATGTAGTACAACGGAAGCGTGAAATCGCCGGCATCCAGCAGGGTGCAGAGCTTTTCCCGCCAAGGGTTCCCGGTGGAGTGGCTGGTTACGTCCACCACAGTGGCGCTCATGGACGGCCCGGAAAGGTCGCCCACGTTGGCGATGGGAGCGTAAATCTCGGGCGAAGCTCCGTTACCGATCATCAGGTACGTATTGATGGCGGGCAGGCCAATCGGGAAAGTCGCCTTAGTGTAGGTGGTGCCAGCAACCAGCGCAAAGGCTGCAAGCGCCATCAGGATGTTGTAAATCAGGTGAAGGTGCATCGTCTTTTCTCCTTTTATGTCTCAGTATTGAAAAGCCTTACGTCGAGACATTGGACATAGGCTGGCTGCTTTGAAAGCTGATAATCCATCCGCCCCCGCTGCGAAAGCAAGAAGCTCGGGAACTGCGGCGGCGTAGCGGGTGGCGTGGCGAATTGCGCGGGGCTGGCCAGGTCCACTGTCCCCAGGAAGGCTACAACGTCGGCGGCCACCTGGCGCGCGACTTCCGCGCAGAAATCCAGTACGTCGATCTGAAGGCGCACTTCGGACAGCGGACTGAGATTGCTCACGCCGTATCCGTTGCCCTGCACGTACCGCCGCCCCGTGGAGACGCGCAGCACACGCACGCACGACGCCCCGACCGTATTGGCCGGGCTGGAGGGCTGGAGCGCACCCTGGGCAAGCTGCATGTCAAACCAGCGAAACGGCGTAGTCCCCAGATCGGCCTGGAGGGTCGTGTTCGCCGCCGCGAGTTGCCGTAACTTTTCTTCCGCGCTCACCATTTCCACCTTTGCGATTCGCGCCGCAGCGCGTCGGCCTCGAGGACACAACGCTGGAGGCTCAACAGATCCGCCAACTGCTCCGCGCACTCGATTGTGCGGCGGCACTCGAATAGCATCGGCCCGGTGCGTGGGAACAGCCGGATCATGGCGTCCGTCAGTTCGATGCGCACCGGCCTGTCCTTGCCCGCGTACAGCACGTAACCTGGCGCGTCCGGTACCCGAAATGTGGCCATTGCGCTCAATTTGTCACCATCTGGAGCGCCAGCCGCGTTTGGGTTTGCTGACTATCGCTCTCCACTCCCACAACCTCGTAAGTCACAGCCGTATCGCTCGGCCCGGTCACGACCGCACGCAGCGCCGGCCGCGCGCCCGCTTCGCCCCACGGGATCACATCGCCGTAGTACCCGCCCAGGAGAACGTGGCGGAAGATCCGCGCCTGAATCTCTGGCATAGCCTTCTGTTCACCGGCGGTCAGTCGCTCGCCCGTGCTCCGCGGCGCGTCCATGCACGGGATGGCTGAGGCCCCCGGGACGGCCACGAAATCCCCGCTCGGCTGGCCGGCGCCGATCAACAAACCGTCCGGCTGCATGACGGTGCAGAGGCTCGCCAGCAGCCCGCTGTTGGCGGCCTCTCCCATCACGGCTTGGATTTCGTAGCCGATGCCCTGGTACATGCAATCTCCCTTACGACGCGGGCGGCGTCGGCGGCGTAGCAGCCTTCTTGCCCCAGATGGCGAGTACCTCGCTGATGAAATTGTCCACCGCCGGGGCCGTGTTAGTGGTGGGGTTGGAGAATGCCTGCAATGCGTCTTCCAGGGCGAAAAGCCCCGTCGCCAGAATCTTTCCAAGTGTGCTGTTTACCATCGTATTGCTCCTTATTTACTTTCCTGGAAACATAAAATGGATCGCTATGCCCACCAGAGACGAAATGGCGACTGCGATCCCGGTCGCCATCCATTTGAAGTTGTCCAAGCGGTTTACTTGCCCTTGCAGTGACTCGCTCTTATCCTCCAACCTCTTGTTTAGGCTCTCCACTTTTTCCTCCACCCTTCGGGCTAGAGTTTCGTGAGATTCCTTCCATTCGGACCGGGGGACAAATTCGAGTTTGTCGGCCGCCATCTCCTCGCGGAACTTATTCATCCCCTCCAGTCGCCGGTCCATTTCTCCCCGTGCGACTTCGAGTGCCCTCTGATGAGCGATAAGGTCGGCTTCCATCACTGCCACTTTTTTATCCAGGTCAAGAAACTCCCGCTCTGTAAGCGCCATCTCACCGTTTCTTCCCTTTCGCCCGGATTGCCTTGGCCGCGAATGCCGCGAAGAAATGCAGATCGCACTCCATGGCACACAACTCGCGTGTGCCAGCTATCGCCGCTTCCACGGCTTTCTCTCGCTCGGCGGAGCCAGCGTCGTGCTCTGAATGCACGGCGATGGAAATGCGCCGGTTCACTTCGGCTTCGGTGATGCTGCCCGGTTCGGGCCAATTCTCGCGTCTTGGCATTACGTCTCCTTTACGGTCCGAGTAACCGATTCCAAACCTTCCAGGTCCTCTCCCTGGCTGAGAACGAATCCTGCACCATCTCCGCGATGGCGAACGCCCCGGAATTGTCGCTCTGTTCCCGGTACGCTTCCGCCTGCGCGTGAAGCGCCTGCTGCACGTCCTTGGCGCTCAGCTTCACATCCAACATGCCGGAGATCACGGCGAGCCGCGCCTTGCTCGAAGCCAGCACGTCCAGAGCCTGCGCAGCCGCGCGCAGATAGTCGTATTGATTGCCGCCCAGGCCGACGTTCGCGCCGGTAGGGTCAGACTGCGAGCTGGTGTAGATCCCCATCTGGCCCGTTAGCGTCAGGTAGAAGCTGATTTCGTCGTCGTTGAAAATCGGGTGCGTAACGTCGCAGTCGGGAATAAGCGCGCGCACCGCAGTGACCGCGTAATTCGCGTTGAAATCGTAGGTGAAGCCGCCCGGAATGTTTGGCGTGTCCACCGGGTACTGTGGAAGGCTGCTCATTGCGTCACCACCAGTCCACCAGATGCGGTCACGCCGCCCTGGAAGATATCGCCGGGGCCGACGTTCAGCAAATTTGTCCAGCTCAGCGCCGTATCGTTTGGAGCCAGCGAGCCCATGGCGGTGGGCGTACCTGTCCCGCTATTGCAGTTGTCGGCCTGCTGGTTCGCGGTCGTATAGTATAGCGGAGTCGTGAAAAACCTGGAGACGAACTGGCCGCCGTTCGCCGACACCCAGCCGACGAATGCGCTATTCCACAACTGCTGAAGTTCCAGCCAAACCACGTCGATGCACCCGAGATACCTGTTAGGCTCGGACGGGCGCTCCGTGGACGGGGGGGCGAGATTCGTAGAGTTATACGGTGCCCATCCGGGCAGATCGGTCTGCGTGATCCCCCATGGCACCGTTACCGTGTTGTTTGGGCTGGCTCCGGCGCGCGTGTTGGCGATGAACCCGGTACAGTACGCGGAGGTGCAGGTTCCCTCGATAGACTGCAGTTCTTCGGAGTAGGCCAAGTTCGATTGGTCCGATGTGCCGTTGAAGGCGTCCCATCCAACGAAATCCAGGTAGGTATGCGTGGCACTCTGCGTGGTCTGCGGGCAGTTCCCAGCGACTGCAGGGGTTCCCACCGGGATGATGCTGGCGTTCACCACACCGATCCAGTCCCAGGCAAAACATATGTCCGAGTTGGACGGCGAGATGTTCGCCGCGACCGGATAGCTTGGCCCGGTGAAGGCCGCGCCGATCTTGACTGACGGAACCACGGCTTTGATGGCCGTCGAGAAATCCTTGATGACCTGCGCTGCGTAGGCGACAGTCAGCGTACTCGGTGGAATCTGCGTCTGCATCGCTGCCAGCGGCTCGATGAGAACCTGAAAGGAGGAGATCGCGGCCCCGTAGCGGTCGAACATCGCCAGCGTGGGGGGCAGCACGCACGCCTCGTATTGGGCCTCTGTCAGCGGATACGGGAGATTTAACGTCGGGTAGCACGAGTTGAGCATGTCCGTCACAACCCCAGGTATTCCAGAGCGCCAGTTCACGCCGTGCGCCACATACCCGTTCACCATCGAATCCAGGATACTCAGCATCTTGCAGTGCGGCCCGCTTCCGGCCGGCGCGGCAGTCGCCGGACTCGTGAACGCGAGCGTGCCGCCACGCGCGCAGTCGGAAACCGCCATGCAGCCGCGGCTGCCACACGTTGTGGAAGCAAAGAAAGCCGCGATATCCACGAATGTATCGTGCGTGGTCATTCCACTGGCGAGCATCTGAGCCGAGAACGTCCCGTTGGCGCAGGGCGCGCCGAATGCCGCCAGGCTGGCGCTCAGAAAAGGGCCGAGGCACGGGATATCCTGCCCGGTGAGCATGATCTTAGGCTGTGGGTGAGCTGCATCCCGCGCCTTGATGTCTTGGAAGCTCGCGCACTCGTCGGCGTAGAAGTTGGCGAGCTGGTACTGCGCCGCGGGCAGATTGTAGCACTTGCTGCCAGGCTGGCAGACAGACGCGCACCCTGATTGGTTCGCGCAGTTGCATTGCGCCATGGCCGCCAGAGGCAAGAACGTGAGGAGGGCGAGCACCTTTACTGGCATTGGAATGCCACCCTCAAGTTGGCCGTCGTATCGGTCGCGTTCGATGTGCTGGTCTCAACCCCTACGTAGAAGGTGTCGCCACTCGAAAAGGTTACGGAATCGGCTCCGTCGCTGCAAGTCGTGCCGGTTTTCAGCGTACAAGTTAGGGCGCTCTGCGCACCGTTGTGGTAGAGGGTGACTACTCCGCTGCTGGCGTCCTTCCCGGCTGCGGAGCTCTTGGCGATCAAGGCGAACGCCGTGCACGGCCCACTGATCGGCATCCCGAACGCCGTCGTGCCGGTACACGGCATCCCGGTTGTTGTAGTTGAGCCGGGGAATAGGTAGTATTCGGTGCTGAGAGATGCGCCCACTGCGCCGTTGCACCAGCTCTCGTAATTCGGAGCGTCCAGAAAAGTGGGAGTCCATATTCCTCCCACCAGTCGCAATCCCTGCCCTGTAGTCGGGGCGGTTGCGGAGATGCTTACACCGCGGATGCCAACGACCGACGCCGCCACCGTTCCAGCCGCGTTCGTCATGTCTCCGGTGAATGCGGGCATCTGCGCAGCCGCGAGTACTCCGGCGATTTGCGGCAGGGTGCAAAGTAACCAAGCGCTGCTGCCTGTATTCCAGCAATAGACGTCTCCCGCAGTCGTGGGGGCTGTAGGGGTAACCGCATTATTCTGGATGGCTCCGACTGTCATCACGGTACCAGGCACACCTGCCACGACGTTGCTCGCGTCTCCAGTGAACCCGAGGCTGTACAACTGGTTCCCGCCATTCAGCCCGAGAGGAGCCCCAGCCACCAGCGCCGCGCCTGGAGTATAGATCGTCTGGCTGTATCCGGTCGTCGGCCCGCTGATGACAAACTGTGTCGTGTGCGTGGAGTCGTAGAACTTGATCGCTCCCTCGGCCGTGCCGGACAGTCCGAGCGTGCCGCCAACCGTCACATTGCCGCCAACCGTCAGTAGGTTCAAATTTCCAGGGATCGTGCCGCTGTCAAGACACGTTGGGGAAATGTAGGAGGTGCAGTCAACCGCCGCCGTGCCGTTGATTTCGTTAGCAGAAATCGCGCCGCCTCCGGTGGGCGCCAGCGTGCCGGACACCAGCAGCGCGTTTCCGTTCGTACCGCTCCCCACTCCGCTAAAGTTGACGGACCCGCCGGTGCCTCCCGTATCTCCGCAACTCCATGTGTGGGTGGCCGCCGTATAGTTGAGGTGGAGTCCCGAATCCGGGCAGTCCGGGATGGGCGATATCTGCCCGGTCCCCACGGTCCCTCCGATCTGGTACACGGCATCGGTGACCGTGTCGGCCGGAAACGTAGTGCCGTTGATCGTCGCGGCATCAATCGTGCAGCCGGCTGGGGTCAGGTAGTCGGTACAGGGCGTGGCTACCCGAGCCGTGTTGAATCCGGTCGCATAGGGAATGCCGGGGCCAGGGTAAGGAATATAGGCCGTGCCGAGTGGCGGGTAGGTCTGCGGCTGGCAATAGGTCGAGAGCCGGGCCGGGCTGGATGCCCCGATCTGGCAGACTTCCTCGAAACTCGCCCCATTGTACGTGGTGAATAGCAGCACGTACTGGGTTCCGGCGGGGCTTACCACGAGAGACACATTCAGCGCGCCGCCCGTGATGCTCACCGTCTGGTTCCACGCCGCGATGGTGTTCGCGCTGATATCCACGCTCACCGCCCCGGAAATCTTGAGCGTGCCGTTGAACGGCGCTCCGGACACCGGCGTGTAAATGGTGTCGGAGATGGTCGTGTACTGCGGCTGCGCCACCAGCGCCAGCGGCATGAGAACGGTAATAATCGCCAGTTTCATCGTCAGACACAAAAAAAGGCCCGCCCGCCTTTTCGCAGCGAGCGGGCCTTGCTCCACTTTCCTCAAACCTGCCTCGCTAGGTTCCGCTGCCGTTCGAGTACACGGCCATGAGCGGGTCCATCGTCACGCCGCCGTAGACGTGCCGGATCTTGTAATGGATGGCGTCGGTGTCGAAGTCGCCTTCCATCGGATTCTGCATCGTGGTGCCGATGGACGGCCCGGTGCCGGGTCCCATGCCGCCTTCGCCGATGGCTACCGAGTTCGGCAGCTTCATAAAGAGTTCGGGGTTGCGGCGTCCGCGCAGATGCGCGAACTCCACCGCCGGACGCCCGCTGTTCGGATCGGAGAACAGGTACCAGGCCTGATTCCCGTAGGTCGTGTCCACGATGGGCAGGTAGTAGTTCACCGCCAGTTTCACGATATTGCGCGCCCAGTTGGCGACGTTGAGCCGCTGCCCGGAGGTCAGGTTCGCGGTCGCGCCAGAGCCATCCTGGATCGTGGTGCCACCCTGGTCGTTGGCAAAGAAATAATCCGCGTTCAGGATGTTTTGTGCGGCCACCTTGAGGGCCGGGGGAACCACCAGCGTCACGGCCTCGATGTCGATGGGCTGGCCGTCCAGGTCGCGCTGAAGGGACATGACCACCATCGCCTGTGCCAGCGCGGTAATCGACAGCGGCGGGTTGTTCGCCGTGTACACATTGCCTGGCGAGTTGGCCGCGCTCACGATGTTTTTGAAGTTCGCCGTGTTGAAGAAATTGGTGTTGCTGGCGAAAAGCGAGGTCACGAAGTACTCTTCGCCGCGGCGCATACCGCGCCCGAATCGAGCCGGCACATCTTTGATCGCATTGAGGTCGTCGTTGATGAACGTCTCCCAGTAGAACGGCATCCGCTTGCCGTACTTCTGGAGGTTGTAGGCGTAGTACCCTACTCCCTGCGCCGCGCCGGGGGGCACGTAGGTCCCGGCCTGCTGGGCCGAATCTGAAATCTTGTCTTCGGGATACGGCGCGCCAAGCCCGATAGGCGTGGTGTTGGGTGCCGTGCCGTAGTCCACGCGGAACCGCTTGACCTGGCGGAAGTCGGCCACGTCGGAATGCGCGGCGATCATGTTCCAGGTGTACGGCGTCTCGCGGTAATTGGCGATGACGGCGCGGTCGATCACGTCGCCGAACAGGTTTGGAAAGTCCGAGATGGCCAGCGCCTCGCGGAATCTTCCGTACATCGCCTCTTTGACCATCAACCGCGCGAACGCATCGCCGTTGAAAGCCTTGGTGAGCAACTTGGAGGCTTCGTACAGATCGCGTTCGTACAGGCGGCGCCGCGGGTCCTGGGCGGAAAAATTCTTGACGGGTACCATTCCCGGCTCTGCCATGAACCGGCGATCCGGTACGACATCGTTGGGGATGTTGGTATAGGGCCTGTACAAACCCTCCCGCATGTCGGCCGCGTGGTACTGCGCCCCGGACTGGCCGGGATAGGTGATCGCTTGGACGTGCGGCTCAATGGTCCGCGCGCCGCTGGCGAAGTCGCCGAAGTTCTTGAGGATATCGGTAAAGCCGATCATGTTACGCAGCCTCCTTGAGGCGAACGGCAATGGAGCCGGTCGCGTTGCTGGCCAGAAGCGGGCCGGCCGCGCCCCCGACGCTCACGGCGCTGCCGAATTTCACTCCGGTCGGTGCTCCCACTGCGTTCCCCATCGTCGCCGAACTGTTTTTGTCGAGCGTGAAGTTGTACGTCAAGTTGGAGCCATCGGTAGTCGTTGTTCCACCGTCAACATACAGCAAATCGCCTGGATTCACCGCGCTGCCGGTGCTCGGGCTGAGCGCACTTTTGGCTGTGACGGTGAGCATAAACACGCCCGCCAGCAGGATCGTGACAAATCCGGTGCTCGGCAGCATGAGCGGGGCCAGCGTGCCGGGCTGAAGCATCGGCGGGTTGCTGGTCATCGTAACGCCGGCCAGTTGGCCGACCATAACCGGCGTTCCGGCCTGAAGCGTGAGCGAAGGCGTGACGGCAACCTGAAGCGGTTGCGCGCCCCCCTGTTCGAGAACTTGGTTGACGGCCATTAGGCGGCCCTCCCTTGCTTGAACGCCTCGTGCAGGCGCTTGAATTTCTTGCGCTCGGCCTTATCCGCGCCGTCCTGCGCCTCTCCCATCACGAATCCCGCAAGGGATTCCAGGGTCGAGTCGTACTCGGCGCGCCAGCCTTCCTCGTGCGCTTTCTGCTGCGCCTCGGTCAGTGGGGTGCCAGCGCTGCCCATGGCAATCGGCTTGCCGGCGCCGGTCAACTCGCACGCTTCGATGGTGGCCGCTTCCGCCAGTTTCGTGAGCTTTTCGGCATCCACATCGCCCGCTCCAGTCAGCGGAATCGGGCGTTCCAGCAGGTGCTTCGTCACCCAGCGTTTGACTGATTCGGAGACGTATACGGCCTCGAAGTACTGGCCGATGACGTTCTGGGCGTCCGGCTTCGCCAGGCGTTCGGTGAGTTTACGGACCGTCGATTTCAGGTCTGTCACTTCTCGTAATTGGGCTTCCGTCATATCGTCGGCCCCTCCTTCCTCACGGCGGCTTCTGGCCGCCTCGAATAACTGCAAAATCTGGCCGCCCGCGCCAGGCGTGGTCACGTAATCCACGCTCTGTCCGCGGGTCAGCGCTTGGATGATTTGGCCGCGCTTGCCGTCCGGGGCGGTGCCTTCCCGCGCCTTCCCGCTGGCGCGAATGGACATGCCGATGTGCTTGGCGAGGTCGTCAACTGGCTGGCGGAATTGCTCGAACACCTTAGCCTTGGCGTAGAGTCCGGGACCGGTGGGCCCGTTGTGCTCGAAGTGAGCATCCTCGGTGAGCACGCTGGCGAGGTCTCGCAGATCGCCTTCCGGCCGGGCCGCTTCCTCCGCATCGGTTTGATGGTTCCAGAAGTTCTTCGTGCCTGCGGGAAAAACTTTGGGGCCATCGCGTTCCAACACTTCGGCGGGGTAGTACCCGCTCGTGCCGCGTCCGGGAGAAATTAGCTTGAGGTACGCCGTGCCATCCTGCCCGACCGCGCCCTCACGCAACGGAACCATGTCGCCCGTGATTTCGATCTCGCGGGCCGCCGCCGCCATGTCGCACTCTTCCGCGCCATCCTGCCAGGACTTCGGCAGATGCGAGGTCCAGCCCTTTTTCTTGGCAATCGACACGATGCGCGATTTCAGTCCAGACATGCCGTAATTCTTGGACCCGGCGCGCCCCATGGCGTGGACTGCGGCGCCCACGTCTTCCGGCTTCAGAATCGGGAACGACTTGCCCTTGCCGGCGAAATCTCCGCCATCCGCCTTATCGCGCTCGTCCTTGGAGATGAACCGCTCCACGATGCGGGCGCTGCCCGGCTGGTAAAGCTCGGCGGCTTCCATGGCCGTGTAGTGGTCGTCTTCGGTGGCTTTGGGGTGGTAGGAAACGTGGGGAACTACTGGGGTGCGGTTTTCGTGGTCAATCGAGGCGTGGGACTTGCCGCCTACGTCGGCCAGGGTGTAAGGAGCGGAGAACGTCTCGCCGTTGCAACCGTAGATGCAGTCGCCGGTCTCGCCGTCGCCGGAATGGTCGATGTAATGGCCGTAATTGCCTTCGCCTACCGCGTCATGCACGGCGTCGGAGAGGCGGTCGCGGACATTCCCGTGCGTCAAACCGATACTGGCCTCTTGGAGCTTGAGCGCCAGGATTTTCCAGCCTTCAGAAAGAGGCATCCTGCGATGATAATATTCGTGTTATGGTTGGTTTGTCACGGTTTTTGGTTACAAAGATTCGGATGCTCTGCGCTAAATGTAAATTCAGGATGCCCGGTCCTGGGCATACGTGGTGCCTAGAATGCCAGAACGATTATCAGGCTTCTCGGCGCGAAAAAATGGAAACGCTGCTGCGCGCGCAGGGATATCGGTCGGGGTGGGAGGCGTGCAAAGACCGCGTGCGGAGTTACGTGGCGATGGGCCTGAATCCTGCGGAGATCGCCTCCAAGCTCTGAACACAGCGCGCGGGTGCGAAATATGCCCGCTGTGCAATATCGCACCTTGCCGCGAGCCCCGCTAGGGTATACGATGAAGGCGACAGGAGGCGGGCATGGATTTTCACTTCGAGCGGAAGGTACTCGAATCGCTCGCTCGGATCGAGTCGGCCTTACAGGCTCAAACAAAGGAGATAGGAACCATCATGTTGGACATTAGCGGACTGCAACAGGCAGTTGCGAACGAAACCACGGTTGACCAATCGGTACAAGCGCTGATTACCGGGCTGGCCAATCAAATCACAACCCTTATCGCCCAGAGCGGAGACACCGTGGACCCCACGGCGTTGGCTGCGCTGGTTTCCACGATGCAACAGAACGCCTCGGCGTTGACGGCGGCTGTTTCCGCCAACACGCCCGCGGCGCCCACGTCCGCGGCGCTGAAGGCGCTTCCCAAACAGCAGTAATCGCTCTAAGTGCCGGCGCGTCGTGTTGAAGCGGCGCGCCGGGTTCGGATAAGGTTCGCCGAGTCGAGATAGCACGGTTTTTACTTTAACGCCATCTTGACATCGGAGGCGTAAATCCCCTGCACGCGCTCGCGGGCGATGTCCACCGCCGGCCGCAAATATGGCTGCGCTGCGTGGCCGATCCAGTTCTGGTGCTTGTAGTCGTACACCCATGCTCCGGTGAACGGCACGCCCTCGGTCGGCAGCGGTCCTGGGTAGGTTCCCATGCCGCGGATGCCGGTTCCGAACTCCACGAACGCCGCGTGCGGCGCAGTGAAGGCGACGGTCCCCACTGCCTGGTTTTCTTCGGTCCTCACCGAGCGCATTCCGCTATCGTGGAGTTCGTTGCTATCCACCGGGCAAATCGCTTGTGCTTCCTCCAGGATCAGATCGCAGGACTGCTCCGTAGCCAGGATGACGGCTTGCCGGATTTTGTCCAGCGCTTCGGCGGTTTTGATGGTGGTCTCGGAGACGGCCTTGAAGTTCATAATCACGTCTCCGAGTTGTGGCTGCTCATGCGTGAACCTCCAAAGAACAGTAACAGTTCGGGTGCTCGTTGGGCATCATAGCCCCGCTCGGGAACGCCTGCTCAATCGGGATCATACCCGCGGCTTCGTTTGCCGTGCAGGATGGACACGGGTTTTCGCTCGTTGTGGCCCACGCCTTCAGCGTTGCGCCGGCGTCGCGCCCAAACTCCATCAGCCCCGCGTTGTACGCTTGATTGAGTTCCGTCTGCGCGATCAGATTCAGGCGCCGGTCCTCGAAGTCCGCGAACGTGTGGCGGATGGTGTCCACGATGCCCTGGTAGTTCGCGCCGTTCTGATACGCTTTGGCCACGTCCGCGGCCACCTGTTTGCTCGTGGTGGCGTCGATGCCGCCCGTGATCTTTTGGAATCCGTTGTTCGCCAGGTAGCGCGCCTCAAAGGTGCTCAGCGCGTCCGCGTCGGCGTAGGCGAAATCATGCGCGATGTGTTCGGCAGCAGCCGCCAGTGCAGCCGCCAGCGCATCATCGAATAGATCGGCGATGAGTTGATCGGTCGGGACACCTGAAAGCGCGGTACGAAGTTGCGCCTCGATATCAGGGACGGGTGGATCGGCTTCCCGAAAGGCCGCATGGATGGCTGTCAGACTGGCCATCCTGTGGAACAGGTCAATAGAAGACATTCCCTCGCATTGCTTCTCCCAGTGCCGCTTGATGGCGCGCGCCGCACGCGCGTAGGGCTTCTCCAGAGCCGCGGAGCGCCGGGCTGCAGACTCCGTAAACCGCAGAGAATCGAGCATCGCTTCAACTACCACGATGGCGGCCTCTGTGACCGCTTCGTCGCGCCCCACGAGTCCAGGGCCGACAAACCAGCGGAGTTTTCCGTTGTGGTGGATATGCGCGCAGTGCCCGTGGTGGAAACCTACCTCGTCGGTATCGCAGCCGGTCAGTTCCTTCAGCAGTTCGTTGACAAGCGGATGGTGGGTGACTACTACCGTGTGCCCGGTTGCGTGGCGGCGGATGGCCTGCAAAGCTTCCCCAACTTGGCCATCCGGCTGAAGTTGCCAGAGATCCGCGACGGGCGCGCCCAGCGCCTCCGCAATCGGCGCGGCGGTGTCGCGCGCACGCTTGAAGTAGCTCGATAGCACGATATCGGCGCGGCCAATCTCGCGGCGCAGAAACTCGGCCATGATGCGCGCCTGCGCTTCGCCGTGCGCCGTCAGTGGGCGCGTGGGGTCCTCGCGCGGGCCGTCCTCAGATTCGGCATGGCGGAGGAGATAGAGTTTCATTTTGCCTTCTGCGCTTCCAGCGCCCGCTTCAGCACCGAAACGGCGCGCGCCAGTTGCGCTTCGCTGGCCTTCGCCACACTAGGCAGACCCGCTCCGACTTTCTGCGCACGCGGATTACGCGGCTGCGGGGTCTTGGGCGGCGCGGGAAGTCCTGGGGGGCCTGCCATTCCAGGCATCGGTGGATTCAGCGCCATCTCTTGTTCAGCCTTCAATTCCGGCGTGCGGTCCACGAGAATATTGTACTCATCCTCGGGGAACATGGCCTCAATGACGGTCGGCGCTTCCTCTACGCCCAGCTCCTCCAACAGCAACCTGCATCCGACGCGCAGGTCTATACCGGTGCACTCGAATCCGTTGAGCGTCATAGCCTCCGCGATGGCAGCCACGCGCTGCGTGATATCGTGCTCCAGCACCGCCGGGAACGTCACCTTGACCGTCTGCGCGCCGTCCTTGGCTGTCTTTGCGTCCGGTTGCTTGGCCTTCGCCGCGCGCGCCTCACGAAGCTTCCCTTTCGGCGCTTTTGCGCTGCGTTGGATCGCGTATCCGACGATAGTTTGCAGCACCTCGCGCCAAAGCTCTTGCCGCTGGGTGAACTTCAACTCGGTAGGTCTGTCGAGCGATACGGCGGTCGCCAGGCTTCCCGTCGTGGCATCTCCCAGCAGCATTGTCTCGGGCAGCCCGATAGCGGAGCACGCCATCATCGCCACCCGACGCGCGGCCTCCGGGTTATTCTGCGGCGTCCGCACCGGCGTCAGTTTCGTCCCGGGGCCGCTGACAAAGGCAGATCCGGCCACCGGCGGCGGGTTTTGTTCCCACCACGTACCGCCGTTCGCCAGCGTCGTTGCGAGAGATTGCTTCAGGTTGGCGATGGCGCCGGCTCCGCCCTTGGTCTCCACGTCCCAGGAGAATCGCGCGAAGGCCCGCTGAAGGGTACACCAGTCCTCCAGGTAGTGCTTATAGGCGCGCACCCAGTCGATCATGGGATAAACTTCGGGGCATCCGAAGCGCCACTTCTCAAGGCCACCCACCTTCACTTGAAGCACGTACACCGGCTCGCCGCCAGCTTGTCGCGCCACCTCGTTCTGCTCGGGTCCGAATGCCTTAGCGTTGGAGTCGTAGCCGAACGCCACGTACCAGCACACCTTGGCAACCTGAGCCGTCTGCCCGGTGTTGGGATCGAATACCGACTGAATCCAGCGCCGCTTGAAGAACCACGCTTCGTCGGAGTTGTCGGGATTGGTGACGATATCCTCAATCTCCACGGCGTCGATGGTTTGCACTGTCACCATGCCGGTCGCCTGGTCGGTGAAGAACGCCCAAAACAGGTTTCCGTCCGTCTTCAGCGTGCGCTCCTTTGCCAGCAGTCCGACCGGCCCGAGTTGCTTCTTGTTCGCCTCCAGGAACTCCTCGATAGCGGTGTTGGTATCCTCATCGTCGCTTGAGACCTGGAAGCCGCGGCCGAAGACGTAATCCGCGCAGAGTTCCACGCCGCGGCGCACCAGCGGATTTTTGATGAAGTACAGCCGGCAGATCAGGATTATCTGCTGGATGCCGTAGCGCGAGAACTCAGTCTGCGCCATGGCGAGTTGGCGCTGCCACCCGCGATCCTCAAGCGCAAGTTCCAGTTCCCAGAAGCGCTCTTTCAGCATCACCGACGTAGATCCAGGCGCGGCATCAATGCGCCCGGCCTCGGTGACTGTTACGCCGGTCGGTTGCCACGGTCCAGCGCCATACATCGACAGCGCCTCTGCATATTCAGCGCGGCGCTCCAGGACGGCGGCCTGGTGATCCTCTCCGCGCGAGTGCTCCAGGATGGCGCGGTTCTCTTCGAGAAGTTGGGCATTGCGGCGTTCCAGGTCGAGGAATCGCTGCTGGGAGGCTTGCTGGATGGCGTCAAAGCCGAGTGTGCGGGATAGCCACGCGCGCAGGCGTTTCATAGCCGAAGTATAGCGCCAATTCTCACCGGCGGCGCTCCTTTAGGCTTACTTCCCCAACCGGAAGCGGCGGTTTCGCCCCGCGCTGCAAGCGCATCGCCCAGCCCCAGCGCCGCCCTTCGCGGTCTTGGAACGGCCCTCCGCTCGGCTCCCAGCTTCTCCCCTCGGCAGTGTCGAGGAACGCAGAGACGGCGGTGTCCAGTTGCTCAAGGGTTTCGGCGTAAATGATATCCACACGCGCGCTCATAGTTCGACTCCGAAATCGTCCAAACCTTCCATGATTCCACGATTCTCCCGCACGATGCGTCTGCACTCCGCAAGTTGCCACGGCTCGGTGTCCGGTTTCAGGTGCGGCAGCAATTCGCGATACGGCTCCCACCATTCCGCCGGCACGGGAGCGGTCGGCTGCTTGATCGTGTTGACGCCATGCAGCGCTTGCGGAGGCTGCCAGCCGTAGACGGCCCAGGAGTAGTACAGGCGCGTCTGTTCGAACGTTCTGCGCCCAGGCCATCGCAGTTTGTCGTTCAGGCAGTACAGCAGTTGCTTGGCGCGCAAGCGGCGCTCGTTGAGCATCTGTAGGTGCATCAGCCCTAAGATACCGCTCAACCGGCGCGCTCGATACGGCAATCCGTCCGGGTAACGGTGATGGTGCTGGTACCCATCGGACGCTGCACTCCAGTGGAACTCGGGCCGGTCGGGGAATCCAGCGGTCGCAAATTGCGAGGCCCAGATGCCTTCCGAAATGCTTGTCTCGATGCCGCCCAGAAGTTGGATCCAGCGCAGTTCCACGCACGATCCGGATGGCGTGGCCTCGAACTCAGAGCGAATCCGCGGCAACAGATTGCCTGTGACGATCTCATCGGCATCGATGATGGCGATGTGGGTGGCCCCAAGTCCGCGCGCATCGTTCAATAGACATTGCCGATGAGCCATTTCGTTCCACCCGCCAGGCATGTGCGACACGAGCACTCGCCCACTTTCCTCCGCTATCTCGGAAGCGATTTCCGCCGTTCGGTCCGTGCTGGCGTGATCGAGAATGACAAGTTCGTCGCACCACATGAGCGCGGCGCGGGCCGTCAATCCCAAGCACCACGCCTCGTTACGCACCGGCATGATGGTGACGATTTTCATTTGATCCCCAGAGCCTTGCGCCGCCACTCTTCGCGCTGCTGGTTGGCGGTTTCGCGTTCGGCGTTGGCCTTCAAGAGAGCATCGCGCCAGTCCATCGCGCTTTTCTGCGCATCCCTGCCCGCAGACTTCGCCGCATCCAGAGCAGACAGGAGGGTTTGTACGTGTGCATCGAGCGCTTTTATTCCTTGCTTGAGTGCGTCGATTTCCGCCCGCCTCCAACGCCAACTCCAATTTATCATGCAAACCTCTCGTTTCTAAGCAGGATATTGTACCCGAAGTCATCGGTCAGTTTCCACCCAGGAAGGAGCGCGATGAGATCCGGCTTCAGTGCCTCTCCCCGGTAAAGCTCTACCGTTTCCGCCTCCATGAAGCAATACCGCGTGTGGGCCAGCGCGTTCTTCCCTCCCGCGATCATTTCCGACTCGGCCCCCTGGATGTCCACCCATAGCAAGTCGATCTTCTTCAGGTATTCCCGCTGGAAGATTTGGTCAAGAGTCCAGCACTGCACCATGCCGACGTGCGGGAAACTCGTGGCAGGTACGTGTTCCAGGTGTCCCGTTGGTTCCAGCAGCGACCCGGATACATGGCCATCCGTAGGATGCTCCGAAAAGTGGAACTGGCGAAAGCCGGATTCGCGCGCCACCGCTCCGAGTATCAGCCTACGCCTCGGCCCCAGCGGGCGCGGTGCCTTCCCTGCGAACGCCGTAGGCCCACAGTTGTCGAGAATGTGCTGTACGTTGCGCGGGTCTGGCTCAACCATGACGTGATGCAGGGTCTCGCCGGGGCGGATCAGCGATTCAAAGTTCGGACTATCCTCGCCGGTACACGCCCCGAGTTCCACGATGCACGGGCTGCGCGCATCCGCCAACGCCAAGCGAATTGCGGACATCTCGCAGGCGTTCATGGGATAACCTCGTGTCCAGGCCATCCGGCCTTCTTTCGTTGCTCGAACAGCGCCCGCGATGCGTGGTAGTCCGCGCCCGCGATGCCGTCCCACCACTCGGGCTTGGCTTCCGCGCCGCGGCCCCAGTGCTGGTGCTGGTGCGTCAGATCCCGCCGCTGCCAGAACACGCCCAGTTTCGTCGCCACGTTTTGCAATTCCTCGTCGGCCCAGCAGTGCGGGTACTCAAACAGCGGGCCTCGGCCGCCATACGCGCGCCGTGCGAACTCGCGCCCGATCCACGGGCTGCCGGCAAAGCGCTCAATGATGCGCCCGCCCGAATCCGCCCATGTATCGCCCGTGGGCTGCATGACGCCGCAGGTTCCGCCGAAATGTAACGAACAGTCTTCAGCGCCCCAAATCGGGGTCAGTAGTACTGGGTCAGGCAGCGTATCGTCGCCGCCTCCTACGCACCAGTCGCACGTCGGGTCTGCTTCGAACACCATCCGCATGAGCCGGTTGATGCTGGCCGCCCACCCGAGGTACGCGTCGGTGTGAATGTGGATATCGGCCTCGATTGGATCGCCTTGGCGCAGTACTGCGATCTTGTAACCCGCTTCGCGCCACTTCGGGATCGTTCCACCGCCGGGGCGGATGCTCGGAATTGTGAGCCAGACCGACATTTAGTAAGTCACCGCCGATTCGGGATTCTTCACGGCCTTGCTCACCTGGACATGCCCGGTATCCGCTGTCACTGTCACCGACGTGACCGTGACGTACTCGGTATCCGCGGGCGCCCACCCGCCCAGCCACAGTGGAACCTGCGCACTGGAATCCTTGACGCTCCCCGTGAGCGTGCCAGAGTAGGTGGTGCCGTCCGGTCTCGTGACAGTGAATGCCGACGTGAGCGTGTAGACGGCGCCGGACTTCTGTATGTCCGCGCTGGGGAACATCCACACGAGGGTTCCGCCCTGCGTGATGCCAGCGCACAAAAAAGTCCCAGGCATGGCGCAGATGCCGGTCGGAATAACATAGAATTTCACTTCCGCCGCGAACGACGTCGCAGCCAGAAGCATCAGCAGGAATATCCGTTTCATTTCATCCGCCTTTCGCAATATACGTCCCATTCCGGGGTGCGCTTCCACTCCGGTACCGGGTAAAGAATCTTGCACGTCGTGTTGCATGGATGCACGCCGCCGATCATGCGCGGCTCCGCGCCGGCCACATGCACGCCACTGACTGCCGAAATGCGCAGCCCGCGCTGCCACTCTGTATCTTCGCCCGTGTGCAGGGCCGGGAAGGGATTGCGCTCCCAGGTCGCGCGCCAGTAGCACAGCGAGGCCCCCACGATGTAATCCGGCGAACCTCGGTACTTCCAGCACTGCTTTGTGGTCTGGTCCCAGAAGATGACCTCGTTGTAGCCCGTGGCTTCGCGCATAAGCACTGCGTCAACCTGCTCCGCGATCCGCGCCGGGTGACTCCAATCGTCATCGTCCCAATAGCACAGGATGTCGGGAGCACCGATCAAGCCTGGACGGTTGCCACCCACGCCCGTGACCGCAACGTCGTTGGCTTGATTGCGCAGCGTGCCGATTGGCTGCCCGTGGGCAGCCGGCACCCACAGGTACGCCTCGTTGTCGGCTTTCGTGCTCCACGCGGGCCGATCCGTGCTCGTGTCGTACACTAGCAGCACGCGCCGGTCTGCCGGGTAGGTCTGCTGGCGGAAGCATTCCACCGCGCGGCAAGCCATGGACGCCCGGTTGCGCGTGAGCATGACAGCGAAGACAGCAGGCAGGCTCACGGTTTGTTCTCCACAGGGTGCACGGCAGTCTCCATGCGCAACGCCTTCCGCAGAATCCGGTCCAGCAGCGTGCTTATCCATGTGCCGCGCTTCTCGGCCTCCGCCACCAAGCGCTCGTGGATATCCGTTTTGACAAATACAACGTGCCGTGATCGTGGCATGATTAGCACTGTATACCCAATGTGGCCCGCTTGTCAATAGGGAGAAATCACAACAGGCTCAAACGGCTGGGAGGCCATCGCTCCACTGCTCGGGTCCGCCCATATCCGGCTGGGCCGCTGTTCGGTAACGCCTTCGTACCCGCTCCAGGCAATCGCCAGCGCCATAACGTAATCGTCGTGATTGTTCTCCCCCTTCGGCGCGCCGTACTGAATCGCGCCGCTGGGCAGCGTCCGGCCCTCGAACGCCTGCAATTCCCCGATCAGTACCGGATCGTTTGGAATCTTAATCTTTCCGCGCTCAAAGGCCAGCGCAAGCGCTTCAATCGCTATCGCCTTGCTCTGATTGGTGGTGGTGAAGGCATACACTGGCATCCCGTCGCGCTGC